TATTATTGCAGACCTCACATCCGTAGGTAATGCTAACTCAAGTGCATCTTCTCTAAGGAATTGACTGAATCTCATTTCTTTTCCTTTACTTGCAGAATCCAACCGCGACTACCATCTGGATTTTTGTACTCGACAATCTGTTCAAAGTAATATGTTTTTTTATCCGCCATTTCTACACACTGCACTTCCTTGACATAATAGTTCTCTGAATCCATCCAGAGTAAAAATCATTTCTCCCAATATAACATCCCATAATCCACCAAAAATATCAAGTAGAAGATTTCCTAGTGGTCCTTGAATTAGAAATACTGCAATGGCTGCCGACATTCCTATCAAAAAACTATTGTAAGACCATTTGAGAAATTTGTATTTACTGAGTGCAAGAACCTTTCCTTGCCCATATATGTCACCTGCGAGGGCATCATATATCTTATCATCCGTCATTAAAGTTTTTGCATAATCTTCTTTATACTCTTCAATCGGTATATGTGAAAAGTGACCGAAAAATAAAGGGTTAAACCAAGGAGAGTTTCGGTCTATCTCATCTGATCCCTTGATCTTTGGATACCCTGTTTTTGGTATAATTGCAAATATAGCAAAAAGTAGTGTAAAGAAACAACCACATGCAAATGTGAGTAATGGCCATCTCATTACTGAGTTATCCAAATTTGCAATAGTAACTGAAAAAACGATAGAAGAAACTGTTATCATGATATTGGCTTTGGCATCTGCCATTAAACCCAACCGCATCTGATTACCATGATTGATTCTGAGTATATTGTCTACTGCGGTTCTATCTTCGGGAACCTTACTGAATATGTCTTCGTTCCCTAACTCTCCGCCTTCGTGTTCGTTTGACATTATGGTAATCCATTTAGTTTCTCTTCACATATAAAGTTTAGTGTCCCTCCCGAACAATTCTTCCATGTTACTTTTTTGTTACAGACTCCATCAGTATACTCACAACGAAAGTGTGTTCTTTCATATTGTTTTTTGTCAAAGTAGTCTTTGATTGCTAGAACCTGCACATAAGCAACCAATAAGAATACATTGAGTCCTGCGAACCATTTTATCATTTTACCTTAGAGGTGGTGCGTATAGCAATCCTCCATCCGAATATAGTTTATTTAATCCTCTTGACAAATTCAAAGGAGTCTTCTCTCCTAAGTTTCTCTCATAGATTTCTCTATAATTACCTACTTCTCTAATTATATCAGATGCCCAAGTTGAGTTCAACCCTAATTTTGCACCAAGATGTGGATGATCTTTTCCATTTAATTCACCCATGAATCTTTGGATGTTTGGGTCTTTATGTTCTATAAAATCTTCTATGTTTTCTGATGTTATACCTAATTCTTCTGCTATGAAAAGAACATAAACAGTCCATCTAACTATATCTGAAAATTTCTGGTCACCATATTTTACCACTGGGCCTAGAGGTTCCTTGGAAATGATCTCTGGTAAAATTATGTGCCACTCGGCATCTTGGAATGTAGTACGATTCGAGGCCAGTCCCGATCTATCCGTGCCATACATATCACAATCACCCCTTAGATACCAATCTTTTGATTTCTGGCCAACTGGTACAATAACTGGAATAAAATTGATTTCATGTACAGTAAAAAAATCTTGGATGTTCTTTCTGGCAGTACCAGTAGAACTCATACAGACTTTTGCTCCTTCCATCTGTTTTGCAGAAGAAACACCCAAGGTTTTCTTCGTTATGAAACCCTGACCATCATAGTATGTTGTAGGTAAAAATTCTAATTTCTTTGTAACATTCCTTGAGAATGTATATGTAGTTGCTGCAGACAACATATCAATAGTACCATCAATCAAATATTCAAATCGTGTTTTACCATCAACATCTATAAACTCTACATAGGTTTTATCACCAAATATAGCCGCAGAAACTGCTCTACAAATGTCTACATCAAACCCATGCCACTCAAGTCCTGTTTCCTCATCAAAACCCCTCTCAGAAAATCCAGCAAAATCTAATTTAGTTCCACAATTTAATGTACCATTTTCCATTATCCTATCAAAAGTGCTTCCGTATGTTGGAAAATACTCTGGATTTTCATCGTCATCTGTGACCTTTATAATCTTTTTTATTTGCTCTTCTGTATCATTATGTTCTCTCCCCAATGACGAATCCACACTCATCATCCAGAAGGCCCACACTAAAGCAATAACTAATTTTCCCACTGGAAGAAACATACTACCCCTTCATCGACCCTGCTTTATCTGGGTTTTTGATAGCATCCATGTGTAAATCCATATAACTAGCTTCAGTTTTCTTATGACCCATTTTCTCTATTGTTGCATAAACTTGATCAGTCAGTTTTTGTGCCTTCTCTATCTGACTATCAGAAACTTTTCCTGAGTCTTCAACATCGGCTTCTATCTTAAAGACATCATCACTCAATTTTGCGACTCTCTCAAGGTCTTTTATATCATGATCCATTCTCATGTGTTTTTTGAGAAACTTTACAGCAGATGGACACATATAGTGATAAGTTGTTTGATAATCACCCACCTTTATTTCTTTCTCTTCTGTTATGAATTGTTTGAAATCTTTCATCCTCTTGCCTTTGCTGCTAGATCCTTGTCTGCACCACCCCAAGTTCCTTTACCCTTTGTAATGAAACTATTGACTCTGGCAAATGCCCATTGTTGTGCAGTAGTTCCTGGCCTGTGTCCTGTTTTATATGCAGCCATACCTCTGTCATAAACCTTTTTCAGAATACCATAAGAGATACCAGACTTCTCAGCCTTCTTTACAAGTCCCTCGATTTTCTCATTCAAGTTTTCCTCTTTCATGGGTTTCATTCCAAGTTTCTTACGATAGACATTCACTTGTTTGATTAACTCTTTTTGATCTGGCGAATTCGGAATAAGTTTCATCGCTTTGGTTGTGAGTTTCATCATCATTGCTTTATCACTTTTATTCTCACCAAACATCTGTTTATACTTCAATGTATGTTTAGATGGTTTGGTCTTTGCACCTTTATCGCCAGGAGCTGGACCACTCTTCTTTTTCTCAAAGTGTCTTGCTCTGGCCTGTTTAGTAGACTTGGACATATCATCACCCTCAGCATCTTTGGCGTAATATTTTGCTGGTTGTGTACCTTCTCTGTCTTTAATCTCTTTGTCTTGTTTTACACCCTCACCTACTGGAACACAATTGGGAACCATTTTGTTTCCCTTTTTCTTCATTCCTCTTTGTTCGTATCCCTTCCAACATGGTCCTCGTGCTTCATCGAACTTCAGTTCATAATTATAAGCCATGACACCTTTGGATGGGCCTGCCATTTTTCTTAAATAGACATGGATCGTTGAACTACCAGTATGATGTGGCATAGTGAATGTAGCTTTACCCTTCTTCATTCGATAATCATCTGTAGCATTAACGAGATGTCTGGCCAGTTTTCTTTTCTTTATTTCATCAGCAACATACTGGTCTGTTCTGTCATCGTATTCTTTAAATGTTATCATTAGTTGTCCACCTTTGCTCCGGCTCTCCATTGGTAACAGCTCCAGTATCGAGCTTTCCATTTTGGGCCTGGGTTGTCACAATTATGTCTTGCACGAAAACTCTTCCGTCTGGCAGGATCATCACGTTTAATCTCCATATTTGGATCTCCAAATCCTACTTTGACTACATTACCCTTTTCGTTCTTTACATAAACATAGAACTTCTTCTTACCATCACTGGCACGTTTTGGATCATTTAATTTGACCTTCTTACCTTGGTATTCAGATTCTTCTATGATATGGTCGTAACACTCATCACAACAATATTCGTTGAATGTTTTCATTTTAGTGTCCTATAAACTTCGATTAATTCGTCATCTGGAATTGGAGTTAGATTTGTCCAATACCTCTGATGCCCTACCCTCATGAAAGATTTAATATCACTAAAACTAGGATATTTTGACTGTAAATTATGTAGTAAATGGTCTGGGTCAAGGTGACAAGTTGCACATGCATTGTCTTTTGCAAATACTCTTGTAGACTTTTTGAATCTCTCACTCTGTACTAAAACCGAATTGAGATCCTTTTCCATCCATTCCATTCTGGTATTAATATCTGGAAGAAGGAAAAATATAAGATACGCTAAAAGTCCGATTATTGCATAAATCCATATTCTACTTGTGGCAACCAGATCCTTGGTTTCAATCTCAATCTGTTTTACTGGTTCTAATACCTTTTGGTCTTCTGATTTTTGTTTTTGTTCAGCCATTATCTACCTCACTTCTTTTTACCAACTTCGTTTAACTTTTTAGTTATCTGTTGTTGGAACCATTTCAAGACTATCGGAATACTAACATTAGAAGTGAGTCCAAATAGGAAACCTATTGGATACCGATAACTTGCATATGGTGACAACTGTGGAATATTTGTAAATACTATGGAGATCAACAAGTATCCTGTGAGAGACATACCCATATTGATCACCAAATCAAGACCAATTAACCATCTATGTCCTTCATACTTTTCTTTGTTGTCCATCCTATAATTGAATAGAAAAAGCCAGAATGATGCGAATAAAACTACTCCCATCATGACTAACTCATCCATTGCAAATAACTCTAACATATTCTCCTTATGGAAACCCTATTCGTTTCAAATCATTTATAGTTGATGCGGCGTCAGTATGTAGGATTCCTATTCCACCAGCAGCTTCCCATTCCTTAATATTCCCCGCGTGATCATCAATCAGAACATTAGGTCTACCATCTCTACCATCTTTAGCAAATCTTTTTTTGTCTTGTCTTTTCACAACTCGCATGTCTCTTTCACCAAGACCAAAATTCTTTTTCATCCATCTGATCTTGTCTTGTGGAGCTCTCTTTGCAATTGCACCTCTTGATTCTCTTGGCGCTGCAGTCAACATGATAGGTCTAAACTTCTTTATATATCCCCAGAGAACATCTGCATCTGGCATTTTGTCGAGTTGTGCAAATGTGTCTACTGGTATGTCTTCCCAGAACTTATCTCTAAACTTGTTTCCCCCTAATGCATTTCTTGTAAACTTGAGAAAGTCAGCAACTACTCCATCCATATCACAATAGATTTGTGGATCATCAAACTCTACCAAGTATTGATTTAAACTTTTCATTCTGCCATCCAAGTTATAAGTGAAGCTGCCACCGCTCCTATGGCACCAGCAACAAGAGAGGTCATCCCCATTAATCGGGATTTCCATTGTTCGACTGAACGAACCCTCTCTTCTAATTTATGTATTTGTGAAGTTACACGGCGTTCTGAGTGTCCGATCTCATCATGGACATTGCCGATTCGTGAATGTAGAAGTTTTAGTTCTGACCGAATCTCATCATCGGCTTTTCTATGTTCTTCCTGCCTGGAATTTAATGATTTGATCTCTACTGTCAGGTCTACAATTCGGTCTGCGGTTGTGTCCAGTTTGGATAAAAGAGCATCAATTTGTCTCCCTCTAACTTCAACCTCGTTTTGTAACAGTCCGACTTGAAGCTTGACATCTTGAAGCTCTTCTGCCATGTCCTTACTTTATTACTTGTGTCAACCTTAATAGTTCTACACCAGCATTTAAGGCCTCTTCAATCTTAGTCTCAATATCAGAATCATCGTCTGGATCTGTCTCAAGATTAAAATTAGCCTGGACATAATCTACCAGTTCATTCCATTCAGATGCATCTAAGTCCATGATCTCTGGAATGACCTCTTCAATATCATCAATTGCAGGTGCAATTTTCTTCAATGGTTCGATGAAATTTAATCCATCAGACCATGTAAACTCACCATCTTTCGTTGATTCTTTAATTGCTCCGATCAACGAAAAGATGAAATCTAATAGTTCTTTAGTTTGTTGAATACCACGCTCGTCAGCCATTTAACTCCTTCCATATCGGAGAAACAACATTGGCCCGTTCTCTCCGTTTTGTAATATTATAGGTCGTTTTGGATGTTTTAAACCATACTCTCTTATCGCTAAACCTACATTATTTTTACCAACGTATTTCTCGTATCTTGCGTATTTCTTTTTTCCTAATCTGCATTGATGATATGTGTCTGAGTCTACTACGAATACCTGTTTACCTGCGAAGGTAGACATCCTGACTTCTTCATCTATTTTCATTTTCTTCTTGAGAGCTTTTACCTTCTTCTCATCTTCTTTTTTC